GTAGCTGTTGCTGAGATATTTGTAGCTGTTACTGTTCCGAGTGATTCTGTTACATGGTCGTCTCCGGCTGGGAAGGGGGTAACTTCCTCTACTACCGTATTTTGGGCACCTACACCTGTCTCTGCGTCTACTTGAAGCATACTTATAAAGATATTATCTAGCTCATTGGTATCGTAATAAGTTGGTGAACTTCTCCAAGAAAAGATTCTGCCGCCATTATCAGTAGGGATGAGTGTAGACATCTCTAAGATGTTTGAGGAACGCCAGTCTCCTACATAATGCTTACCATTGAAGTAGGTATAGCAGTTGCTTACATGGCGATTTGTCTTAACATAGTCAGAAACATAAGAACTTCTCTCATGCCACAGACCTGTGCTTATATCATAAACAATGGTGTAGTTATCGTCAGGGTTGGTTAAGACATAGAAGCCATGCCCCTCATCTGAGTAACAGTAACCAAAGCAATTAGCCAGAGTTGTTGACCTGGAAAGTTTGTAGTTCAATGAAGGTGGTGATATGATTGTTGGGGCATAACTTGTTATCTGTCCTACACCGACAAACTCCCCAAACTCTCCTTGCTTCTGCGTCATCAAGAAGAATATTGAACCGCCGCCAGTTACTGCTGAATGTTTTGCAGCACAACCATATTCATAGACAGCTCCAGACTGTCTGAGGAACGGTGTGCCTAGGTCAGTAGCAACACCGGCATCGTACCAGACCTCTGTTGTTCCTTGATTCAAAAAGAACAGGTAATTGTTCTGAGCTACTACCGAAACAATAGCGTCTTGAGATGTTGCAACTGGTGATGTTGCCAAAGCATTCCAAGTAGTTCCATCATAAAGATTAGACACCCAAAATGACATGGTTCCATTGGTTACTACGAAGTAACCATCAATGAAAGTAACCGATTGCGGATAGTGACTCGACGCTTTAAGGTCTGCCCATCCGCCGGAGCTTGCTATTACCGCAAATGCGTTTGTACTCTGGTTGAATATATATCCATCAGTCCCGTCTATGATGATAAGCTGGTTCCCACCAACACCATTCTGGGACACACCGTTGTTATTCATCTGGACTCTTCCAGTAGAAGTGTTCAGAGTGCCTCTATAAGTAAGTTCGCCAACAGTGCTTACCTCATAAAGCTTATTATCTATGACAGCGTACATCTTGCCATTGAATGTGTGAAGACCTCTAGTTGTAGAGGTTGTTTCACCGCGATAGAATAGTTGCGTGCCTGGAGTTCCTACTAAACAAAGTTGAGTTTTATTTGCTGGGACAGCTTCTGGAAAGAAATTGACGCATCTGCTCGCATCAACAGCTAAACTTCTACCGCTATATGTTGGTCCGCAGAATGGTATTATCATTGGTCAGTAAGTATGTTGTATGTCAGCGGCTTGACTCCTGGCAGGTCGGTTCCGACATTAATCGGCTGCGAGTTCATGTTCTTGATATTGTTCTCGGCATAAGTAGCAATGGTTGTTATATCCGTAGGGATTACTGCTGTAACTGAGTGATATCTTCGGAATAAACGAACGGCAAGATTATAGATGATGGCTTCATAGTATGCCTTCTCAAAGGTTACTATGTCAGAAAGATTAACAAATTCAGTAAGATACGCTGATACACTTAATGTAGCAGTGTAAGCAGTGTCAGGGGTATCGTAGAAAGTGAATGTGCCGGTTTGATTTGTCTGTTGGGCTGAACCTGGGTCATAACAAACATACTGCGGACGGGAGAAGGCAATCTTCTTATCGTCTTGTTCGTCATACAGTCTTTCGGTGATTACGTCAAGGTTATAGTCAGAACCGTTGTCCGTGATATAACCGTGATTTAAAGAGAGAGGCTTATCGTATGTTAAGTCAGCACCAACAAGACCTATTGTATAGTCTGCTTTATTGCCGACAAGCGGAAAGGTTATTTTTAAATCAGAACGAATCATCAAGTTCTGAGACGACCAACGACCCAACATGACATTAGCTACAAGCATAGCATTATTAAGCTCTGATGTAGTCGGAGTCTCGTCAACAGCCACCGCACCAATCAAACCTAAAGATTCTGTAAGTAGCTGTTGAACAGTTAGATTCATTACTCCACCTTTTTATCTTTTGTTAATTTTATATTATTTTTATTTAAAAGTAAACGTTTATTTTCAAAGGCTTCCTGCAACTTACGTTCTTCTTCCTCTTCGGCGTCGATTCTTTCCCATTCCTCGATTGACTTCTGCTCATAGATACCATTTATCAGGCGCACACTGTAGTCGCTCATAAAAACCCTCTCTTACATTTTAATCGTGGTTGGTTTAGCTACTTTCCTTGTTTTGACTACTTTTGTCTTGGTTGTAGGTAGAGCAACTTTTGAGCCTTTCTTCGCTTTTGGTTTCTCAAACTTCATAGGCTTTACGCCTTGAACACCAGTATCAATTGTTGGTGAGAGTTCACCAAACATCTTCTGTTGCTTAACTTTCGCCATTTTCAAGTCTCCTGAAATGTTTTAATACGCTTCCGGAATATATCTTATCACCGTCGTGGTGGTTGAATTCAATATCGGGTATTACCCAAATCTTTCCGCCTATATCACACCAGAGTTTACAGAAGGCATAATCTTCGCCTGTCCATACTTTGTCGTATACCCCTTGCGGGAAGAAATCAAAATATTTCTCAGGTAAGCCACCTTCTATTCCTCTTGGGAAATCGAGGTACTCAAGTTCAGGGTTTAATAGTGCTATATCTTCAAAGACATTACGTCTGATTCTTAAGAATCCTGTTGGGACTCTTGTTGCTTCAAGACAACCATTTACAAAAGTTGCTTGACCATTTTCATCACAGCAAAACATTGCTGGGTATTCTTCATAGTCTGCTTTGATTCGATAAACACCAGCAACTATGTCGGATTCGTGTTTTATGACTCTTACAGCGTCTTCTGCATTCCAAGAGATGTCATCATCTAGGAACATTATAACATCGCAATCGGACTCAAGAAAAGACTTTACTAATTTATTGCGAGCAATCTGGATATAGCAACAACCTGTTAATACATTCAGGGTGCTGTGAATATTATGTTCGTCTTTTAACAGTTGCATTGTCTCTCCGAGAGAATCTACCATCTCGTCGCAAACAATACCCCTATATGCTGGGACAGCGAAAAATACCTTCATGAGGTTTCCTTAGAATAGCGGGGGTTTTATCCCCCGCCTTCAGTTTGATTAGGCTGCGCCTTTGATGATACCGACAGCAATAAGGTCGGTACGAATCTGGTCAACAAGAGTAATCAGAGCATTTGCCTGGGTTGAAGTGGCAAAACCGAAAGGGCTTGTTGAAGTCGAAGCGGTTGTCCCGGCTGCTGCTTGGTTAGCAGAAGCACGACCACCGAAAGGAACAGTAATCTGCCCGTATTGAGCGGTTGTTTGTGTGGCTGGGTCTGTTGCCATTTGACTGGTTCTCCTTTATTCTTAGTAAGTTACTACAGCTTGAGTTGAAGTTCCTGCGGTCTTTCCGTCTGTTGCGCCGGTGTACATCTCCCACAAAAGTTGATATTCGTCAGGAGCAAGAGTTACTACGTTGCTTCTTGCCGCTTCGAGCATTTTACCTATGCAGTTCCGGAGAACAGCGAAATTAACAGCAGCACTAGGATTAGTTGCATCAATTGTGACTGTTGCCATTGTGCGTCTCCTTTCTTAAAGTTGGACCCGCGTTTTTGTTGTCTGAGACGCAGCCCTCAGGAACCGGATTTAACCGGTGATTCTCAGTGCCCACTCAGGACGAAGAACAGAGAAGCCGCCGAGAACGTCGATACGGCAAACAGTGGTATCACTCATTCCGCCGTACTGACGAAGGATACGCATTGAGATACCGTCAAGAGTCTCGCGACCTTTGAAGCTTACGTCGGATGGCAGTTCAAGGTCAGCAGTACCGAAAGTGAACGCATCTTTGTGGAATGCCAGATTCTGAGCATAGACAGTAGAAGCTGTTGCTCCAGAAGTGATAGTACCAGCCTGAGCAGAGAACGCGCCAGAAGCAGTCCAGCAGTTGCCGTCAGCGATACCAGAACCAGCCAACTTAGGAGTCGGGCTGATTGCCAGTGAGCTGTGAGCAGAACCGGAAGCAGTGTTCAGAGCAGTTACAACGAACTGCTGAAGGTAAGTCAGCGGCTGCTGATTCTCAGGGTTGACAGCGTAAACGCCAGCGACAGTGAAAGAAGTACCTGGAGTAAGAGTACCTGTGGCGACCGTTGCTGAAGCAGACGAGCAGGTAGCAGTGTTATTCACAAGAGTAACAGTACCGATACCAGTCTGCGTACCAGAAGTGTAGGAAGGCATATTCTGGTCTTCAACGAAGTCGAAGCCGAGAGCGTTGGTGATAAGACCTGAACGATACTGCTCAGAGATGAGCCCCTGAGGATTCTGGAGACCGGCGAGTGCGCCGACAGAAGCTGCCTGTGCATCAGGATTCAGAGCGCAAGTTCTGTTCTTATCACGAGGAGCAGCCTGGTTGCTCAGAACACGACCTGCGTTGAGGAAGATTCCAGGAGCATTGTACTGGAGCAGACCGGAAGCAGAACCGCCGCCTGTGCCAGGGGTAGTACCTGGAGTACCGATTACGAAGTTAACCGGACCAGCACCAGGGCAAGCAACACCAGAAATTGGGTTTGTGAACAGGTAGGAACCAGTTACAGCAGCATACATACAGTCGAGGTCGATGTCAGAAGCAAGCTTCTTGATTGCAGGCTGGATGTAACGTGCTTCGAACTCATCGATTGACAGAGCAAGTTCAGCAGAGCTGAAGCTCATAGGAACGTGCCACTGGCGGTTAAGAGTCAAAGGAACAAAACCCTCAGTTGTTGCCTGTGGGGTGATTGGACCACCCTGACCCGTTGTGTAACGGTTAGGTTTGCGGACGTTGATTGTGTTACCGATTTTTGCGCCGGTCTGTGCGAATTCTTTAGAGTATTCACGGTTGACGCCTTTGATAAAGCCAAGTTCGTTGTGCAGAACTGCCATTGCACGTTTAGTAATCTTGGCATCTGTGAGCAAGCTATTTGAGCCCATGTTAAGGATTCTCCTTTATTTTTTGAGTTTGTATCTTGATGCGTTAAGTCTTTTCAAGTATTCATCCATCGGCAGATTGTCCATGTCATCGTCGACGGTGCCGACTGTTGTCACCGTAGTTATCGGAGCTGGTGCCAACGAAACTGTTTTCGGGGGTGCTGCTTTCGGCTTAGACTGTAGTGCTGCTTCAATCTTACCGATTTCCTTTGCTGCCGCAAGCGGACTGAGTTTAAGAATTTTCTGAAACTCAGCAGGGTTATTGTGAAAATGTTTTACAATCCCAACACCATTATCCGCTTCTTTAATCAGTTGAGCAACGTGCATCGTATTAGGACGAATGGCTCTTCCGATTTCGTTTACTGCGTCCTTGATGGTGATGTCTTCTTCAGCAGCTTTCTCAACAGCATCATTGAACTTCTGTTGAATAGACTGGCTCGCAGTCTGTTGCTGTGCTACTTGCTGTTGGCGTTTCATTTCCGCTACAGCAGCCTGAGTCGCTTGCTTAAGAACGAAGTTCCTAGTAGCTACTTCATACTCAGCATAGGTCTCAAAGTTATCAAGTTCGGGCGGCTCTTCTTTTTGAGGGACGACTTGCGTCTGCTGAACTTCCTGCGCCTTTTCTTTCTCGGCGCGAGCTTCTGCTACACCTCTCCAATATGCCGCTTCCTGCTCAGCCTGTTGCCTTTTCTTTCGCTGAGTCTTGAGTTCCTCCAACCCCTTATCACCAAGTACTGGTGCTGTCTCAACAGGTGCCGACTCTGTTTCGTTCACGGCAGTTGCGTCTGTGTTTACGCCTTCAGGTACTTCGTTTGTAACCGGTGCTTCTTGCGATACGTTCGTGGGAGCCGATTCCACTGTTCCGGCTTCATCTGGTAGACTCATGGTCTTTATACTCCTTTTATTTTGTCGTACGGCTTATGTACAAAATTATTCCCTTCAGCTATCTGTTTACAGCGTGGGCATTTAATTTCCCATCTCCCATGAACTTTACCAAGAAAACGATTGCAAGTTTCTCCGTTGTCAAGAACAGTTTGGCACCTAACGATTTTTAGTAGCATTCTTGGTGCTCTCTTGAATCAACTTTATTCTGTCCATTTCCTTCTGGTGCTTCAGTCGCTCAGTCTCAAGTTGGAGTCTTCCTTGCTCAAGGTCATACTTTCTGTCTTTCTCAAGAGCGTCTATTCTGAGAGGACGGTCATCCTGTGGTTCACCAGGAGCTTCTGATTTATTGCGATTCCCATAGCGAGCTTCAAGCTCAAGCTTTGTCTTCTCAATCTCACCTTGCATCTTAATCTTTTCATG